ACAGAAGTTGATAAGGCAGCTTAAAAAGGGTATAATACAAAATTATGGCATCAACATATTCATCAGATCTTAAACTAGAACTAATGGCCACCGGTGAGAATGCCGGTACATGGGGAACTAAAACAAATACAAATTTAGAGCTTGTCCAACAGGCAATAGCGGGTTTTGAATCTATAACTTTATCGAGTGGTTCTACTACAGCTTTAGTTATGAGTAATGCATCTATTTCTACTGCTAGAAATATGGTAATTAAATTTGCAACTATTACACTTTCGGGCGCAACAACAGTTACAATACCAGACTCTATAGAAAAATTTTATATATTTGATTGTAGATTAATTACTAATCCAACAAACCTTACTATTAAAACTGCATCGGGAACTGGATTTACACTAGATTCTTCAAAAATTTATGCAGCATATGCTGATGGTACAAACTTAAATGAGGTATCACTAGATACATTAGGTGGTACAGTAGGAACAGCTTCAATTGCTGATGATGCGGTGACAAACGCAAAAGTGGCTGACGATGCAATTCAAAGTGCTCAACTAGCAGACAATGCTGTTTTGACTGCTGCTATTTCTAACGTAAATGTAACGACAGCTAAGATCGCTAATGATGCTGTGACGGCTGATAAGTTACAAAGAAAATTTACAATAAGTACATCAAGTCCATCAGGGGGAAGTGATGGAGACATTTGGTTTAAATATTCATAGGAGTTTAAATGGCTAATACCTATGGCAAAGTATCGGGAACATTCCAAGAAATAGATAACGCATATGGCAAAGTATCAGGTACTTGGCAAGAAGCAGATGAAATATATGCAAAGGTATCTGGTGTTTGGAAATTAGTATTTGCAGCTTTTGAAGCAACTTCAGTTCAAACATTAAGTTCAGGTTCCGGAACTTTCACAGTGCCTGATGGTGCTAATGCAATTCATATTCAAGCTGCTGTTGGTGGTGGAGGTGGTGCTGCAGGTGGAGTTAGTTATGACAAAGCTGGTGGTGAATCTTCTGGAGCAGGTGGTGGATCTGGTGCATATGTATCAGATAAAGTTTTTACTGTAACTGAAGGTGAAACAATTTCTTATTCAATAGGATCTGGTGGATCTCCAGGAAACCAAACTGCAAACTTTGGTCAACCAAAAACTGGAAGTGCTGGAACAAACACAACATTATCTGGATCTTCAGCTGGATCTATATTTACTTTAGGTGCAGGTGGAGGAGCTAGTGGTACAGGTGGTGGAGTGCAAGGACCTTTAAGAACTAATACTGCAGGAACTGCTGGGTCAGCTACAATAAATGGCTCAGCTGTGACATCAGGAAATTTTAGAGATAGTGATGGATCAACTAAAGCAGTAACAACTTTAACATCAGGGCCGGTTGGAACATTTAATCAATCTGGTAATGGAGCTGTTGGTGATAATAATGGAAACTGTGGAGGAGACAACTGTCAAATTGCGGGTTCTGACGGTGCTGACTCTTATGCTGGAAATATAACAGGTGGAAATGGATGTGGTATAGGTGGACCTGCGGCAACTGCTGGTACAAGAGGTTCTGGTGGTGGTGGAGGTGGTGCACAAAATATTGGTAGTACAGGAGAAACTGCTTTTGCAGGTGGTGCTGGAGAAGTTAAGTATAGATTCTTACGAGTACAATAATTGTTTTTAAAACCACAAAAAATTATATTTAATTCAATACTTCATAGATATAAATTAAAAGATATAAAACCTAATCAATCTAATAATAATCAAGAACTTATAGATCAACTTGAAATTGATATAAAATTAAATGGTTTGTTATGTCCATTAGTTGTCAATAATAGTGTATTAATTGATGGTCATCATAGATATGAAGCTATCAAAGATTTTTGTACAGAAACACTTGTATATGTGGTAAAGGATAATGATATGGAAAAATTATTATCTAAACTAAATAGTTATATTTGGTTTGATTACCAAGGTAAACTTAATGGCTAATATATCTAAATGGTTTGGTTACCCTATTTATATAACTAAGTTAGAAAACTTTGAAGATATAAATAAAAAAATTGTACCAATAATACAAAGAGATATTACTCCAACCAATTCTCAGTATTCAACAACGACAGACGTAAAGCCAAAAGAATTACAATCTATAGATGATAATTTACATAAAGATAAAAGATTCAATGAATTATACACTGAATTATCTAAAGTAATTCAAGGTTGTTTATCTGCACAAAAATATAATTTAGATTTGTTTGAAGTCTATATAACAAAGTCTTGGGCTACCTTATCTACTAAAGAACAATTTATTTCTTATCATAGACATATGAGTAGTCACTTTAGTTTTGTTTATTACCCACAAGCTCATGAACAAGGTAACTTGTTTTTATTAGATGATGATGCACATAAGGTAGGACTAACTATCCCAAAGAGAGATCCATATTTTACAGAGTGGGATCAAAGTAATTATGGTAAAGCTGAGTACCCTGCAGAGACAGGTAATGTAATTATATTTCCATCTATGATGTTTCATGAAACTGGAAAAAATACAAAAGATGTGCCTCGAATATCTATATCAGGAGATATAATGTTGACCATGAAAGAAGGTGTTAAATCTGAACATAATATACCTTCTCCTGCGACTTGGAAGAAGCTCTAAAATGATGTAAAATAACATTATGCCATTAGCTAATGTAAAAATAGTACCAGGAATTAATAAAGCAGATACCCCATCAGGAGCAGAAGGACAATGGATTGATGGAGATTTTGTTAGATTTAGATATGGCCAACCAGAAAAAATAGGTGGTTATACAGCCATTGGTCAGGAAACAATTGCAGGACCAACCCGTGCACAACACACTTGGACAGATTTAGATGGAAGAAGATATGCTGCACTTGGTACTTCTAAAGCTTTATATATTTATTATGAAGATAAATTTTATGATGTAACACCTTTAGCAACAGCTATAACAGGTGCAACTTTTACATCTACAAACGGATCAGATATTGTAACCGTAAATAAATCAAGTCACGTTCTTGAAGTTGGAGATTATATTACATTTACATCTGTAACTGTACCAGGACAAGCTACTACTCTTAATGGTGACATAAATGATTCTGTTACAACTATTACACTTACAAGTTCTACAGGTTTTTCTGCAGCAGGCACTGTAAGAATTGGCGATGAATTAATTACATATACAGGAAAGTCTTCAAACGATTTAACAGGATGCACTAGAGGTACAAACAGCACTACTGCAGCATCTCATTCAAGTGGTACAGCAGTTAGAGAAGCAACTGTTACAAGATATAACACTACAGATTTTACTAGTTTGACTTTTGAAGTACTATCTACAGCTACCAATTCATTTACTATTAAAATGGCTACTACTGAAACAGGAACAGGAATGTCTGCAGCAGGTGGAGCTTCAATAAATCCTTATGAAGAAATTGGTCCAACAATACAAACATATGGTTATGGTTGGGGTACAGGAACTTGGAGTAGATTAACTTGGGGTTCTGGAACAACCACTTCTTCTTTGATTCTAGATCCTGGATCATGGTCACTTGATAACTTTGGTGAACAATTAATAGCAACGGTTAAAGATGGTAAAACATTTGTATGGAATCCAGGTGTTTCAAATCCATTAGAACAAAGATCAGTAATTATGACAGGTGCTCCAACAGCATCAAGATTAACAATAACCTCAGATAGAGATAGACATGTAGTTCACTTTGGAACTGAAACAACTATAGGAGATTCTACTACACAAGACCCTATGTTTATTAGATTTAGTGACCAAGAAAATTATAGTGTTTACCAACCAACTTCAGTAAATACTGCAGGAACATTTAGACTTGATACAGGTAATAAGATTGTAGCAGCAGTATCTGGTAAAGATTATAATTTAATTTTAACAGACCAAGCAGCATACACAATGCAGTTTGTTGGTCCACCTTTCACTTTTTCAATAAGACAAGTTGGTTCTAACTGTGGATGTATCGGCCAACACGCTACTGTATATGCAGATGGTAAAGTATTTTGGATGGGAGCAGGTGGAGGATTTTTTGTATTTGATGGTACTGTTAAACTACTTCCATCACTTGTAGAAGACTTTGTATTCACGACCACCGGATCAAATGTAGGTATAAATTATTCATCTAATGAAATTATATATGGCTCGCACAATTCTTTGTTTAATGAAATAATTTGGTTTTACCCAGCAGGAACACCATTAGGTAATCCTGCAGTACAAAATAATAGAGCTGTAGTATATAATTATGTTGAAAATAGTTGGTCTACTATGACACTTGCCAGAAGCTCATATGCAGATGCTAGTACTTATGATGTACCTTATGCAACAGAATATACATCTACTGCAACTCCAACAATTTCTAATTTAAGCGGAGCAACAAATACTTTTGGAGCATCATTATATTTTGCTCAAGAAGTTGGTAATAATGAAATAGCTTTAGATGGAACGGAAACTGCTATACCTGCATATATTCAATCAGGAGATTTTGATTTACCTACAGAAGGAGATGGTGAGTATATGTTAAGAGTGAGTAGATTTTTACCTGATTTTAAAAACTTACAAGGTAACGCAGTTGTTACAATATTTTTAAAAGAATTTCCTGTTGATGTCGGAGCTTCATCTCAATTAGGTCCATTTACTATTACTTCTAGTACACAAAAAATAGATACAAGAGCTAGAGGAAGACTTGCAAACATTAAAATACAGAATAATGCTGTTAACGAAACTTGGAGATTTGGTACATTTAGAGCAGATGTAAACCCAGATGGAAGAAGATAATGGCTAAAATTAACGTATATGTTCCTGAACCACCGCAAGAATATAGTGTAGAAGGTTTTAGACAAATTAACCAAGGTCTTGCAACTATTGAAAATCAATTAAATACTTCATATCAGCAAGACTTGAAAAACGAACAAGATTCGTTTAATTACTTTATGCAATGACAATAAGATATAAAAGCGAAACATTTAATCTAACAACAACTAACGTTACACCTGTTCTAACGTGTCCTACTGATGCAACTATTATTGTTAAAAGTTTACAAGCTGTCCACGATACTGCTAGTAATGTAGACACTCACGCTATAGTAACTAAATCTGGTGGATCCGCTGTAAAAATTTCTTATGAAGAATTAAATAAAGCAACTGCAAATATGGTAAAGAGTTCTCTTAATTTAGAAGCAAGTGACGTTTTATCAATGCAAGCAGGCGCAGCTAATGAAATTACGGGTATTATTAGCTATGCTTTAATAGACCGATCACAGGAAAATGGCTAAACAAAAATTTACGCATTTCGTACCAAGAGATAAACCTAAAAAAAGGCCTCGAAGACACTGCAAAAATTTAAATAAAAAAAAGAAGTTGCAACATAGTAAAAAATAT